GTGGATACGTTGATCTCGATGGTCACGTCATCCGTCAGTTTGACCCTGCCGACCACGATGGTTTCGGTGCGATCGGATCTCCGATCAATGCCAAAGCCAGCTTGGGCGTCGCCATCACCTCAGCTAGTGTCTTGGCCGCAAGCGCGACTTCCTTCACCCTCAAGGGTGGTGGATCTGCTACCGCCGCCGCCAAAACCGCTCCGAAGTACTTCAAGTTCTTCAGCGGGTACACCTATCCGACTGGTCTCGACCAGAGCGAAACCGCCATTAACTTCTCGAATCCTACTGGCACAGCCAGCGGGACGAGCTACACGGCTGGATACGTTCTGATCCTGTCGAGCGGTAAGTATGGCTTGTACAAATACACCACAAACGACGGAAACACGCTGAACATCACCAAGGCATTGGTTCCTTCCGACGCAACTATCGGCGGAAGCAACACCCTTGCAGTCAAAAAGGCTACGGCCACGACTGGATGGGATGCGTCCGAAGCCACCCTCAATGCAAACGCATTTGCTGATTCAAAGATCACCAACTCTCACAGCGTTGGGGATTTGATTATCGAGTGCAACTCGTCGGGCGTACCGATTGGTCGCACGATGGTTCTCGGAGCAATGGCCGCAGTTCGTGGATACGGATCCTTGGACGGCGAGCGTTCTGAAGAGACCTTTGACGGCCAGTTCATTCGTAAGACCTACATCACGAGCATATTCGGCCAAAGCCCTTATGTCCGTGTTGACGGCGAACAACCCAACTACCTCGTACTGAACCACGCTGTTCGTTACGCAGGCTTGGTGTTGCCCGTAGACAACGTCTAAGTCTATTGGAGAGCGGGGTCGGGGGGAAACCCTCGGCCCCGCCTTTCCTTTTTATGAAGCTCGTCATCACAATTACTGGTTCTTCACGCTACAACCCAGCCATCAGACTCTCTGGTGGCTCTGGTCGGTACTATACTTTTATCTGGAACAACGAATTTAATGCCCATGTCTGGAATCGAGGCGTTATTAGCCAAGAGGATTCCTCATCGGTGGATGATATTTTCGCTACGAAAGATGCTTTTTACAGGCCAGCGGTTAAGATTCTTAAAGATGAGCCTGTTATTGATGAAACCCCTGCCCCTGTTGCAAAGACTAGGAGGCCTCGCAAGGCGGTGGCTGTATGAACGTCACCCAAGCCATAGATGCAATTTATGAAGTGTTCGGCATACCAAATAATGCGTCTGCCCCCGAAATCATGCGAAGGCGGATATTCAACGACCTTAATTCGGCATTGCAACTCATCTGGTCAAAAGGGCATAGGCTTTTGGATTACTACACTCGTCAGACGATTACTGCGACCATCACGGCCAACTCAAATAATGTTGTCCTCAGTGACTCGGTGTCGGCGGTTCTAGGGCCTGTAAAGCGTGTTTCTGACGGACTAGGTCTTCGCCCGATCCGCACAAGGGGCGAGTACGATTCATTTGCTTCTATCTATGCTGGATCTCTGACAGCTCTTACTGGTGCGCCACCTCAAGCCTATTTTATTGATGAAAAACGACCAGACCCAGACGCATCTGATTCAACAAAGATCACGATGTTTGTAGTGCCGTCGCCAACCATAAACACATCTCTCTCGATAGAGGTTTCGCTTAAATCCCCAGCATTTACGGTAAGCGACTACGGCACAAATCCCGCAATCGTAATCCCTATCCCCCACAACTACGCTGAGACCCTGCTGTTGCCTATCGCACGCTACCTATCCAGCAGTTCCCTGTTCTTTGCCGATAAATCCAAACAGAGAGAGCCTTTGCTAAAGGCAGAGTATGACAGGGCATTAAAAACCCTAGAGGAGGCCAAATGACATCATTACAGCTCGCCCAAAGGGTCATTTCATTTACTAATCTTCCGAGCGATCCAATCTCTATACCAGCCGATCTGGCCGCTACGTTGATTGGTGCGATCAATGCTGGGTTTGCGAAATACTACTTTTCAGCTCCTTCTGGCCGTAAGACAACTCCTGTCACATCGTTCCAGCTTGCCCCTGTAAGCGTGTCCGTTGGCCTTACCCAAGGATCTAGGAATGTGACAGGCCTTACCCTGTCCTCTGATACTGACAGGATCGGCGATACGCTTGAGATCGGTGACCGCAAGTGTCCTCTTGGTATTGGATCTACCCTTCGTGATCCGTGGTCTTTGGCTACTGGGACATATACTGGTCTGCTTTATGACGATGCGATCCCCCTGTGGGCGCCAATCCGTCGTATTGAAGGATCTGTAATCTGGGACGAAGACCATCGCCTAACCTTTCTTTCCGAAGCTCCGTTACGCCAAGACACCCTCACCTATTACAGGCAGAGCGGGCTTCCCGCTTACTACACAGCCGAATACCTCGGGGACACTATTGGCGGTGGAGCTAGGGCTTTAGTTCGTGTCATCCCCTTGCCCACAAAGGCTTCCTCGATCCGCTTCTCGGCCTCGCTAGAACCACAGCAGTTGGTTCTAACAGATCTACAGACACCTATCGGCATTTACACCCCAAGCTCTGATATCGAGGCTTTTTTAGTTCCCTTAATCGTTGGGGAGCTGGCGACAACTTCCCTGCTCAAACCAGAACTAGACAAAAACCTTATCGTAAAGAAGGCGGCGGAGTCCTTGGCCTTCTTGAAGTCGTACCACGAGCCTATCAGCGGTGCGATGAACAAGATGATGACTCCTGTGGGGTTCTAGCATGGCCCTTGTCGTACCACTCGCCTCTTCTGCCAGCGTCATCGAGAACATCCTCTTCAAGGTGCGGAGAGGGATTGCGTTGTCTCGGAACGCTTCACAGGCCAATCCAAACACAGGAGTAATGGTGGATCTCCCAGAGAAGATTGATTTTGAGATGACTCTCCTCAAAACCCACCAGTCCTCGGCCTTCCAGAGGATCGTTGGGACTACGGCCTCTGAGGGCGCAAGTGAGTCTAGGGTTACCATCTCCAATGAGGCCTCTGCCACAAACAAGGTCTCTGTTGATACGGAGTCGACAGATTCCAGAGAGCAGACTCGTGGTCAAGACTCTGAACAGACAATCCGCACAGGCGGAGGAAGTGAAGGCGGAACCCAAGGATCTCAAGAGTCTGGTAGAGGCTTAGAAGGCGAAGCCAGCAACGAAAAAGAAAATGGGAAGTCTCAGTCTAGCTCAACCGAAGGAAGCCAAGGCAATGGGCAAAGTAGCGACGGAGAGGTCGAAAACAGATGCACATACCAAGATCACATAGCCTACAGGGAATATGACAAATTCGACACCGACACAGGCAAAATTGAAGGAATTTCTATTTAAGGAGGCTTTATGGGATACCAATTAGTCGACACGCAGAACAGCTCGCTTGCCAACAATTCGGCCAGCGTATCGTCATCGAACTCCTCGTCCTCGAGTAATTCGTCGAGCGGGTCTTCCAGTTCGTCGAGTAGCAATAGCTCCAGCCGTTCCTCCTCGAACAGCTCCAGCAGTAGTCGTTCATCATCCTCAAGCAGTAGCAGTAGCCGATCTACCTCGAATAGCTCAAGTTCTTCAACAAGCCGAAGCAGCTCCTCAAGCTCCTCGACTTCTGGAAGCTCAAGCTCGAGTCAGTCCTCTAGCGAATCTTCGTCCACCAGTTCATCCCAATCCTCCAGCACGAGTCGCTCTGGAATCTCGAGCAGAACTGAAACTCAAAAGGATGATATCGGTTGTGTGATTCGGTTCAGCGTGCCGATCGTTGTCCAATACCCAGGAGACGTTACATGAGCCGATCCGAGCATCGTGAGTTTATGTCGGAACGTATGGCGAGAATGGAAGAGCGTATGATCTCCATGTCCAACGATGTATCCGAAATAAAGGCGGTTATGGAGAAAAGCTTCGCGAGCTTCGGGGATCTAGCCAACCGAGTTTCGGCACTTGAGGGCTTTAAGAAGTTTTTTATTTTAGTCGCATCCGCCGTAGGAACGATTGTTGGGCTTGCTGTAGAGGCGGCGATTAACTGGAGGGGCAAATGACCATCGTTGATCTTTCTGATCTCGATACATTTATCCGTGATTCCCTGTTTGAAGTAAGAAGAGGGATTGCCAACTCACGAAATGCAACACAGGCAAACCCCTTAAATGGCGTGATGGTCGATCTGCCAGAAAAGATAGATTTTGAGATTATGGTCACATCGGCTCACCAAGGCCTCACAAGAAATGTTGTCTCAAGCGATTCAGATAATTCTTCCGAGGTTACTTCGGAGTCTCAGAAGAGCCTAAACGCGTCCATCGAATCCTCTAGTGCAGTCTCTCGCACATCGAGCGTCAACTTGTCTCAAAACACCGAAACATCAAAAGAAGGTCAAGCGGAACTCACTAAAGAAGTCAGTCAAGAATCCCAAAAGAGCCAAGACGGAGACAATCGGAAAGGCACGGCGGGTTCCGCTGAGTCTTCTCAAGAG